CCATTCGGGACTCCTTTTCAGTTTCGGATGGTTAGAGGCCTCGGCCGGTTGCACCCGGTCGGGGCCTCGATCTCTCACCTCATGCGACCCGATCAAAGAGGCGAGCGGACAAGGCTTGGCGCGCTCCGCGATATGCGGTTGCGTAGGCCGCGCGCTCGGTGGTGGCGCTGCCATGAGCCAGGACGCGGGAAGTGCCGCGGTCGCGGGCCCAGAACGTCCAGATCCTGTTGCGGGTATGGGGAACCGTGAATCGCCTCACACGGACCTCGATGTTGTCTCTTTTCACGTCGACTCCTTTTCAGTCTGTTGATCGGATTCGACCCGCGCTTGCACGCGCATAGGGTCTATCCAAATCATACCTAACGATCCATGAGAAAGACACATAAAAACAACGACTTAACGAAGCATCCGACATTCGGCTGATAGTGCGATTCGAGTTGTCGCCGTTACGGTGCTGCCATGGACGCGAACCTGTCGCTTGAAACCGCGCTTTCAGTTACCTTCCCGGACACGGGAGGGGAAAGGGAAATGCGAAACGCGCTCTATTTCGGCGACAACCTCGAGGTCCTGCGAGAGAGCATCAAGGACGAGTCAGTGGACCTGGTCTATCTGGACCCGCCGTTCAACAGCAACGCGACGTACAACGTGCTGTTCAAGAGCCCGAAGGGGCACAAGTCGGACGCCCAGATCGAGGCCTTCGACGACACTTGGCATTGGGGTGAGCACGCCGAGGCCGCGTTCGCCGAGTTGATGCAGCAATCGAACACCGACGTCGCCGAAGTCATGACGGCGCTCCGGTCGGTTCTGGGCGAGAACGACATGATGGCGTACCTGGCCATGATGGCGATTCGCCTACTTGAACTCCATCGAGTGTTGAAGCCGACCGGCAGCATCTATCTCCATTGCGATCCGACAGCGTCGCATTACCTCAAAATCGTGCTCGACCAGGTATTCGGAGCGCAATTCTTCCGAAGCGAGGTCATCTGGAGACGCACCGGTTCACACAACAAAGCAACGCGCTGGGCGCCAATCCACGATTCAATTTTCTTCTACACAAAATCCGACGCGTACACATGGAAATTCCCGCGCCGGCCTTACATGCTCGGTCACGTTCGGGAAAACTTTGTCGAGGACGGCAAGGGCGGGTATCGCACGAATTATTATGGCAACGTGCTGTCTGGGTCTGGCACACGCAATGGGGAATCCGGCCTACCCTGGCAAGGATTCGACCCTACAAAAAAGGGTCGCCACTGGGCAATTCCAGGCGCGATCTGGGATGAGGTCGGTATCGACCCAAGCGGCCTAACTCAGCACGAAAAACTCGATTTGCTCTACGAGAAGGGATTTATCAAGATCGAGCCCGGCGCGGCATGGCCAATCTATGAGCGCGCAATTGTCCCTAGTGACGGGCCTGCAACGTCAGACTTGTGGGCATTTCAACCCTACACCGAGGGGACGGTTTTTGGCACCGACGCCGGTATTGACGCTGATGTCTCATGGCTCAAGCCTCGTGATGAGGAGCGACTTGGCTACCCGACCCAGAAGCCTCTCGCTCTGCTTGAGCGCATCATCGCTGCGTCGTCGAACGAGGGTGACGTCGTGCTCGACCCATTCTGTGGCTGCGGCACCGCAGTACATGCGGCTGAGAGGCTAAAGCGAAAATGGGTTGGAATCGACGTGACACACCTTGCGATAACACTCATTGAAAAGCGAATGCGCGATGCCTTTTCTGGGCTTGAGTTCGAGGTCCACGGCACGCCGAAGGACTTGGGCGGTGCGCGCGACCTTGCGGAACGCGACAAGTACCAGTTCCAGTGGTGGGCCTGCTCGCTCGTCAACGCGCAGCCGTACCAAGGCAAGAAGAAGGGCGCGGACTCCGGCATCGATGGCCTGATCTTCTTCACGCACGACGAGAAGCAGATCGGCAAGATCATCGTCAGCGTCAAAGGGGGGGAGAACGTCAGCGTGGCAATGGTCCGCGACCTGGCGCACGTCATCGACCGCGAGAAGGCTGCGATGGGCCTGTTCATTTCCCTCGTCGTACCGACTAAGCCGATGATCACCGAGGCCGCGGGAACCGGCTTCTACGCATCGCCGTTGACCGACGCCAAGTTTCCCAAGCTCCAGATCCTCACGATCGAAGGGCTCCTCAACGGCAACGAGCAAGCGCGCTACCCTCGATTGGACGCCGGCGGACTCACGTTCAAGAAAGCGAAGCGAGAAGAGGGCGACGCGGAGCAGGGCGAGTTCTTCAAGTGATGGATTCGCGCTGCGTCACGTTCTCCGAATGACCGTTTGTCGGCGAGCGTCTTTTTGCTCCGGTTTCGTGACAACTCTAAGCCGATGATTTTTGGATGGTTATTTACGCGAGTGGTTGGGATGGTGGTGAGGAAAATCGGCGAAGCACTCTACACGCTCGATTTCGAGGGGAATACGGCGTTTGGCATGACGATTGCCAGCGAACTTTCCGTCTGCGCAACGCCGGTCTCACGTCCAGCTGGCAGTCATCTCATAGAGCTTCTGTAGGCGGACGGCGCGCTCGCGACCCATGTTTAGGACGCGGTGCGACGCCGCTTGCGCGGAAAGTTTGTACGCGGTCTTGGCGTCAACCTCATGGGGCACGGCGATGCGATCCGCGAACCCTTTGGCAACGGCCTCTTCAGCACCGAGCCACGTTTCGGCCACCAGCATTTCCATGAGAACCGCTGGCTTTAGGCCGGTGCGCTTGGCGTAGCTGGCAACAAGCGTCTTGTCTATCTGGTCGAGCAAGCTGGCCATCTCGCGGATGTAGTCGGCGTTACCGGCGGCCATCGCCCAGCTCTTGTGAATCATGATGAAGCCGCCTTCGCTGATCTCCACCTCGTCCGCCGCGAGCGCGAGAAAGCTCGCGGAGCTGGCCGCGTAGCCGTCGATGTGCGCGATCACGTTGGACCCCGAGTTGACGATGGCCTGTTCCATCGCGCGGGCGGCAAACACGTCTCCGCCTGGCGAGTTGATCCGCAGGTGGATCGTCGACGCTTCGATGGCAATGAAGTCCCGCACGAACCGCTCCGCTGCCACGCCGCCGAAATACTCGGCCTCGAGCTCGGTGCCCACGATGGTGTCGTAGAGATAGACGGTCGCCTCGTCTTGTCCCTTCGCGCTCTTTGCGAGAACCACGCCATAACGACGTGTGCCCTGCAGCTCCACCGAATAGGCGCGAGCCTTGCTCTCGCGCGTGCCTTGTTCCTTCGTCATACCCAACTGCTCGACCAATGTGTTCATGTTGGATCGTTCCCTTCTTGGTTTCGGTGCGTGCGTTAGAACTCGAAGCCGTCGTCATCGTCTGCGCTCGGCGCAGAGACTCCGAATCTCGACCGGCTCGCGGGAGTCATTCCAAACTCGCCCAAGAATTTCGCCATCTGGCTAACGGCCGTGTTGCCGATTCCAACCCAGGGATTTTGAATCGGCACCCCGTTGTGGGTGAAGGCCAGCGCGCTCGTCTTCGCCAGCATCGTCTGTGATTCGCAATATGTCTGCCAGGATGTGCAGTAGCATGTGAGCGCCGCGCGATCGAGAGAGCTCGCGAGCTTCAACCGCACAAGTACTGGTACTAAGCGCCGCCATTCAGCGAGGCCTTCCCCTGACAGGAACGCCGGGGGTTCCGGCGCTTCTATGTCTGGCTTCGGCTCGTTCTTTGGCAGCTTCCGCTTGCCCGGATTTCCTGCGATGAGTTTCAGTGCTGTCGGTTTCGGGGGTGGTCCTGGTCTCACGATACGAGTCCTTTCACATGCGTTGAGTTGTTGCCGCCGAGCCAAGTCGGTGCCGGCGCCGAGCCCAAACTTATAGCTTTCCCCGCAGCGCCGCCGCCGCCGCCGGTGAAGCCGCCGCCGCTGTCGTCGTCGCCGTCAATGCCAGGCTGGCCCCAATCGCCGCCGTCTCCGCCGTCGTATGCGTTAGCGGTATATCCGAGCCCGGCCGCCGAGAAGCTTCCCGCGGTGCCGCTGAAACCGCTTGGCGCACCATTAGCGCCGCCCGCGCCGCCGAGCCTACCGCGCCCACCGCCACCGCCACCGCCACCGGCCGGACTGCCGCAGCCACCACCACCACCTCCGCCTCCGCCAAAGATGTAGCCGTTGGTGTTGTCGATCGTGACGGCCACGTTGGTGTTGTTCAGCTGCATCGCATTCAAGCCGGGCGCGCCGTTGAAGCCGTCCCCTTGCAGCGTGGCGTGACCAGCTCCGGCGTCACCACCGTGGCCGCAGATCGTCCCGTTGTTGATGATCTTGAGCGTTGAACCCGCGACCCAGGGCGACCCGATCAAGAGCGCGGCGGCGGCGGCGGTTTGATAGACGACAACGCCGGAGTTGATCGTGAGCACAACGTCGCGCCGCACGCCGGACCCACCGGCGTACGCGCCGATGTCGTAGTCGGTTTGGTCGGACGCGATCGTCAGGAAGATCGGCGGCGCGCCGGCCAGCATGTGTGCAGGCATCAGTCGGGGTCCTTCGCGATCGGGACGACGCCAATGCATTGCCAGCGCCGCACGGTGCCGTCGGGCATCAGCTGCTCGCCGTAGCCGCACACGCCGAACTGATGTCCCGGCGGCGCGATGTAGTCCGGCGGAAACGCGCAAATCGGCGGCGCGTTGAAGATCATTTCGTCCATCGTTGTCCTTGGAGTGGCGGCGGTCCCGCGTTGCAGCGCGGAGCCGATGTTGTCGCGCTTCTCGTCTACGTCGCGGAGTGCTGGTACAGCGAGATCGCCTTGGTGTCGGCCAGCGTGCCACCCATGCGGGCCCAGGCCAGAAAGCCGACCTGGCCCAGCTTGGTGTAGACGCTGTCCTCGAAGCGGAAGATTTCCATTTCCTTCGCGTCACGGATTCGGTAGCCGCCGAACCATCCGAACGCGAGCGACTTGGCGTTCGCCCCCGGCGCGGCCAGGTCGTTGTTCACTACCAGCTCATAGCCCAGCACCTTGCCGTCGCCGCCTTCGGGGAGGATTGGCAGGCCCGCGCTGTCCTTCATCTTGTGCATGGCCTTGTAGAGCGTGTCGTTGACCATCCAGCAGCAGCCCGGTTCGGCGCGGTACATCGCGTCCACCGAGTGCAACACGTCGACCAGGTCGTCGTAGATGATCGTGAGCGTTTGGCCTGTCGTTCCGACCTTGCCGACAGTGCCCGCGGTGACGAAGCCGAGTGGCTCGCCCGTCCCGGTGCCCGTCGTGAATTTCGCGTTCGATGCGCGCCCGATCCGTGTTGCGAATTTTTTCGCCAGCCAGGGATCGAGATCCACCGTGCTGTCGTTGAGCAGCTCGATCGGGACGGTGACGATCTTGCTCGAATACTTGTACGAGTTGATGGGCGCGCTGCCGAACACCGGATCGGCTGCCGTTGCGGTGATGTTTTCCGCGATCTGTTCGCCAACGGTGCCAGTGTCGTCATTGGTCGGCACGGAGAGCGGTCCGCCGGCAGTCGTCTGAAACACGCCGGCCACTGACCGCACCGGGCTGGCGATCTTCATGAAGTCCTGAACCTGCTCGACGACCAGCGTGGGGACGCTGAACCCGCCTTGCGAGCCGGTCGTGGTCGACATGGTCGCCTTGACCGTTGCCCAGTCGTCGTATGTCAGTGCCTTGGGACCCTTGCGCACGAATCGGTCGAAGATTTCGGCGTGGTTTTGATGAACGAGCCGAGCGGCGATTGCCTCCGGGCTGTATTCGGTGCGACGGCGTTGCTGTAGTGCCTGCATG